TAGGTGAAACAAATGTTCCTGCTTGTGCTTCTATAACACCACCTTTTGCCATCTCTATTTTTTCTTCTTCTGTCTCTTCTCGTGTATCTAAATCATCTACACTAAATGGAATATCATCAGGTAATGTTGCTTCATCTGCGTTACCCATTTGACCCATAGCTTCCATTCTTTTTAATCCTGCTTTTGCTTCTTGTCTTAACTGCATAAGTTTTTCTAACCCTATGTATCTTACAACGTCTGCAGGAAATACAAACTCTCCTTCACTTAATTTCGCAGGTATATCATCTCTTACTTCTTCTTGCATTGAACCCGGTGGAACATCATTACCTGATACAGGGTCTACTGTGTTACCTTCATCTTTGAGTCCACCTTCTTGAAATAGTTCCATTTGTTGTGGTATAGAACCACCTTTTGCAATAGCTATTTTTTTACCCACAAATTTCTTTCTTTTTTTGGCTAATTCTTTTGCTTCCTTTATTGCATCAGCAACTGTTTTATCCCCTTTTTCAAAAAAAGGCTTTCCTGTATCATAACCATCTAAAGCCTCTCTAGGGTCCTCAGGATGACGTTTACCTGTTTTCTCTTCATAGTCTATAAAATCTACCCAATCAAGTTTATCTTCTTTCGGCTTACTTGCCTTTTTAATATCTTTATCTTCAGTTTTTTTCTTTGCCATTGACTTCATCCCTTAATAATTTGAGTCGTTTTAGTATAGCCACTGCTCCTTGTGACCTATGAACAGTAGCCATATCATTGCTCTGCTCCATAATTTTATACTGTGCTTGTACCTGCACTTCTAAATAATCATTGAAGCTGTTGATTAGCTTCGGGTTGTTCACTAATGGTTTGAGTTGCTGTAGCACCTGCTTGTCCGTCATTTCCTGTAAATCCTTGTTCACCCGGAACTGGAGCTTGTCCTGTTCCTATTGTTCCCCCACCTGCTCCTGTAGGGTCTAATGGATTTGCACCTGCAGGTGGTTGTGCATCAGGTGGCATTCCTTGTTGAGGAGCTTGAGCCATAGCAGGTCCTTGAAATTGTTTTAACAACTCTGCTTGAACAACTGCCTCATCCATGTTATTAGTAACTTTGTCAGGGTCTAAATCCATAGCTTTTGCTATTTCTCTAATGATATATTGAAATTTAGCAAAAGGTGCAAGAGAAGGATTAGATGCAGTTTGTAAAAAAGACATTAATCTTTGACTACGCACTTCGTTAGCCATGAGACTTTCTGTTCCACGTGCAACAACTTCTAAATCACCTTTAATAGCTTTATCAAAATTAAATTGCATATTAAATCTAAATAAACCTTCTCCCAAAGGTCTAAGTAAATAATCATCTATATTTTTTATTACTGTTTTAATGCTACCACTTGCAGCATTCATTAACATTGATATTCCTGATGCAGTTCTTCCTACACCAGATACTCCTGTTTGACCATGAGCAAAAGAAGGCATACCCGTACTTTCATCTGACAACTGTCTTGCTTTGTCAAATAATTGTAAATTTTCACTAGACACGTTTGGAAACTTCGTGCCAAATATTGCTTGACCCGGTGCTCCACCTTGCCTTCTAAATACTTTGCCCGGATATACTGACATATCTTGACCCGGAACTAAATTTGTTTCGTCAACTTCTATGACCAAATTTCCTGATAATACAGCATTATCTACTGCCATTCTCATAAAACCATTCATCAAAGTTTGTGTGTCATCCATATTTTCTGCAATACCAACACCAAAGAAAGAATATGGGTTTAATTCATAAGGTGCTGCCATATAGGGTATTCTAGCAGGTTTAAATGGATTTAAAACCATTCTTAATAATTTACCATTACAAATCCATACGTTTGCTTGTAATTCATCATATTCAGCTAAATCTTTAGGTATGTCTACACCATTTTCTTCTAGCATAGATATATCACACATACCCCAATATTCTAATACTTCAAATCTTTCTATTCCATGTTCAGGTGCATAATCAGATAAATCGTCTTCCCAAGATTTTTTATCATACGACTCTCCCTGCTCTATAGCTTCGTCTATTACACTAGCTCTAAAGTAAGGTCTTTTTTTCAATGAACGCAACTGTGTTCTAGACATCTTGTGTCTTTCAATAACAAATTGAGCTTCATCCATGTTATTAGCATCAGGGTCTGGATAAAAATTCCATACTGATACATGAGAAGTAGAAGGAACTGTTTTAAAGAAAGGAACATACTCACCTTCATCGTTCCAATCAGGATATTCCTTATCTGTTGCGAAAGGACCTTTCATAACACCTGTTCCAAACAATGCCATTTCAAAAGCAGTACTTCTTAACTGCTTATTAGCTCCTGACTCTTGTAGTTGGTCCATTATTTTCTTTTCCATGCTCTTTGCAGCAATCATGGAAGGACTAAATGTTATCGCTGTAGGAGTTTTGCCAACCTCTTCTTTAATGCCTTCAACATCTTCCAACTTTTCTTGCAAAGGTCCAAGCCTTTCTGATAACATTGTTTCAGTAGCTCCTGCAGGAAATTCCTTACCGTCACCCATATAGCCATAAGGCGAAGACAAAGACGTTTCCCCTTTAAGTTGTTCAGGCTCTTTGGGGTCAAAGCTGACATCTTTTGCAATACCATCTGGTAACACTGTAGGCTCAATGCTGATAGGGAATTTGTTACCTGCAAATAAAACATCCACCATTTGTCCATAAGCTGCAAGAGTTTTCGTTTTGGTAACTTTAATAAATACTCTTGACTTTTCTGCTTCAGTAAATTGAACATCGCTTCCGTATAATCCTCTATAATTTCTATATGCCTTTAACCATCGTTGTTCATCATTATCACGATAATCTTCAGCACGTTTATACCTATCCAATATAAAAGGTATAATACCCACTATATCCGAATCGGCTACATTTGATTCTTCTACATCCTCTAAAGATATAGAATCGTCATCTAATATTATTTCTTCTTCTGCCATGTTAATACCCAAAAGTTGCGTCAGCTACAGGCATTTCTTGTGAAGGTCTGCCCATAGGGTCGTAATCAAATATACTAAATCTCGGTCTTGTCATTATGCCATATCTTAATGCATCATACAAATGGTCTTCTGCTTTTGTATCTACATCTTCAGGATTTCTTTTATCCAAAGGTATAGCAGGTAATTGCGAAATAGTATTATTACACGTATTAAAAAATACTAATCTTGGTTCTTCAGTAAAATCATCTACTTGTAAACGTCTGTGTATTTCATTCTTTCCTGATACACGACTTCCTTTACTTCTATCGGATGGTCTAAAACGACATCCTCTCATAATCATCTGTTCAGCCAAAGAAGGACCAGTATCGCCACGTTTATGCCAAAGAGAACTGTCCAAAACCCCATAC